GAAACAGGGTAGGATCCATGCTCGTCAAAGCCGTTGATGCAGTGGGAGCTGTTTGATTCGTTATACCGAACGGTTTTAGAATCTTCATTTTTCTATCTGCGAAAAACGTAAATTGTTCCTTGTTGTGGGGCGAGACCCAATTCAGAGCAGTACCTGCAAACTCTGAGGAAGTACCCCCTAAATTTAACAGTTGGTAATTACTGATATTGTTTGTATATGACTTACTAGACTTATCTTGAAAACAAAATAACCGAGCTCCTAGCATCCGAGCATCGTTATAAGTTGTACCTGCGGTATAGAAGGCAACGTAACCGGTAATTTCCAATCTTACCGGACGAATTTTGTTTCCAATCCGATGATGTTGACCGGCACCTAAGGTTATCTGTGGTAAGATTTCTACCAAATCACCAGTAGCATTAATGGTCGAATTAAAGCTAGTCAACCCATACTGGGTTGACGCAAACTTAGTTTCCTCATTACGACGTATAGCACGATTAACGTAAGACCTAACAGGCTTACTAATCTTAGTCTGTTTCTTGCGACCCACCCTTCGTTTACGAAGCGCACGACGAGCATACTTTCTAAAAGGCATAAAGATTATTTTCTAATCTATATTATACAATGGATAATATTTTCCTAAACACTACGAACTTTAGGGATAGTGAGCACGGTAGAGATGCAACCGAAGGTAATACTGCTTCGGTTGCAAAATCTAAGGGTCAATCAAACCAGTACAAGTATTGGTTATTTACATTCAATAATTATCAAAAATTGGAGGATCAATTTATGTCAGAGATTAGAGATATCTCAATCAAAGGAGTAGTCGGGAAAGAAGTCGGGGCTTCTGGTACTCCCCACCTACAAGGGTTTATTGAATTGAAGAAACGCGCTCGACTATCTGAGTTAAAAAAGTTCGTATGTGGCAATTGCCACTGGGAAAGTTGTCGTGGGAATGAATCCCAAAATGTTAAGTATTGTTCCAAGGATGGGAATTTTGTAAAATGGGGATTCCCTAATACGGTCAAGAAACCTATTAAGGTAATTGAAACCTTACGACCTTGGCAGGACGACATCTTAGAAATTTACAAAACCGAACCAGACGATCGTAAAATCTACTGGTTCTGGGAGACTGAGGGGAATATAGGCAAGTCGGCATTTATCAAGTATATGATAGTGGAGCATAAAGTTCTGTTCTGTTCCGGAGGTAAGCATACCGATATTATGAATCTGGTATTTAATCAAGATATGGACGATTGTAAGGCTGTCTTCTTCGACATCCCTAGAGCCCATAAAGGGCATATTTCTTACGCTTCGCTCGAAAGTATTAAAAATGGTATGGTATGTAATACCAAGTATGAAACTGGCGTTAAGATTTTTAATTCACCACATCTTTTTGTTTTTGCAAACTTTCCTCCTGAGAACCCAGATCAGTTAAGTAATGACCGTTGGCATATACACCAACTATAAACGGGATATTGAATTTACCCGTTAATGCTCCAAATAAGACTCCACCCCTTCGGGGCGGAGGCCTCGCCTATATTTGTCAACGCTCAGGGGTACCCTCGATGCGTTTCCATCGTTTCAATCGTTGAGCCCCGCAATGAGGCTACCCCATCGCGATTAAGGGTCTTTCAAACGATTATTTATTTTTTTTATGTAAGGGGGGGGACAAGCCCCCTTACATAAAATTATTTTTTATTTATAACCTACAGTAGGTTTGGGCGAACGCAGTGAGCCCTATTACAACATTTACTACGACCATTTCTTTATACCCTTTTAAGAGTCCTTGTAGTACAGCGTGGCATTGAACTCCATGCAAATTTTCGAATTTGTGGTATCTGCCCCGAAGTTGAGTAAGTCACAATAACCTAAAGCCATGTATGGACTGAAATTCACGGGGTAGTTAAGACTATCTGTCTGATCGTACTGAAGTACGGCCGGAAGATGCTTCTGTGTAAGGACAATTTTGAACGGATGAAACAGGGTAGGATCCATGCTCGTCAAAGCCGTTGATGCAGTGGGAGCTGTTTGATTCGTTATACCGAACGGTTTTAGAATCTTCATTTTTCTATCTGCGAAAAACGTAAATTGTTCCTT